CAGGATGAGGCGCAAAGGAAGGCTGCACGGCGACGGTAGACTGCGCCTAGGGAGCCGTATCAAGCCTTGGCGCAGTATTCGGTTGACATCGTTGCCAAGGTCTTAGGCGGTGCTGGGATTGACGACCTAGCCAAGAAGCTGCGCGGTGTCGAAGGTGCCGCTGAACAGTCACAGCAGGCTGTTCAAGGAATGAGCAGCGGTTTAGGCGCGTTAAAGACTGCGATTGCTGGACTAGGGCTTGGGTTGCTGGCTAAGAATATCCTCCAAACGACTAGCAACATTGAACAGATCAAGCTAGGGCTAGAAGCGTTTACGGGTAGCACGCAGCAAGCAGAAGCAGCGTATGCAGCTTTTAGACATATTGCGGTTGAGTCGCCATTTGATACGCAGCAGGTAGCTAGCGCAGGCAAGACGCTGCTGGCGTTTGGGATGGATGCACGCACTGCAACGGAGAACGTACGCAGTTTGTCAATGATTGCAGGTGCTACGGGGGCACCGCTGGAGAATTTGGCGTTCAACCTGGGTCAGATTCGGACGTTAGGCAAGGCTACGTCCATGGACCTAAAGCAGTTTGCAATGGCTGGCATCCCGATTTACGAGGAGCTAGCCAAAGTGATGTATGGCACTGCTGATGCAGTAGCAAAGGTGCAGGATGATGTTAGCAATGGGGCAGTTAGTTACCAACAGGTTGAACAGGCAATTAAAAACCTGACCAAGGCAGGATCATCTTATGAAGAGCTGTCTAAAAAGCAACTTTATAGCTTGCAGGGCTTGTGGGCGACGCTGGTATCTGCCATTGATGAAGTGTCTTACACGCTGGGCAAAGCATTTGCGCCGGACATTTCAAAGGCGCTGGGTGGGTTTATCGGGATGATTGAGGTGATGGCAAAATGGATGATGGAGAACGGGAAGGCGATTGCTGCAACGGTTAAGTCACTTTTTGAGATGGCACGAGTAATTGGCCCTGTGGCGGCTGGAATTTGGGTGGTTGTTAAGGCGTACCAAGCGTGGCAGGCAATTTCCAAGGCATTGGCAATCACTCAGGCATTTCTGCTGGGCTTGACAGGCAAGGGCTTGTTATTGGTTGCTGCTGCGGGCGCAGCAGCGGCAGGCGCTGCAGTGGCCATAGATAAAGGGATGGAAGGTGTCAATGAAGAGGTGAAGAGGATGCAGACGGAATCGACTGCAGCGGGGGATAAGTGGGCGCAGATGCTGCAGAACCTTGGCCCAGCCAAAGAAGCAGTCGCAGGCGTTGCTGATGAAACAGAGCGCGGGGCAGCTGCTGCCACCAAGTTCAAGGAAGAGGTTGCCAAGCTGAAGGATTCCTACGACCTGGCCGGGCAGGCGTTGGACCGGATGGCAACAAAGCAGCAGCTCACGTTGAGCGTTGCTAGCGCACAGCTAGGCGCTGAGCAGGCACTGAACAACCTGATGGGCGAACGGTTGCAGCGGGAGTACGACGCAGCTAAGACCGCTGATGAAAGGTTCAACATCGCTGTGCGGATGTTTAACCAGCAGGTCAAAGCGGCGGAGCTGGAATACAAGCAGGCGCTGCTGAACAATGATGCGGCGGTGGATGCTGCCTTGCTGCAGCAGAAGAAGGTTGACCTGAAGTACCAAGAGATGCGTGCAGAGCGTGATCTGGCTGCTGCTCGCGGGCAGGATGTGTCGGCGTATGACCAGGCGTTGGGCAGTCAGAAGGAAGCGGTTGCTCTTGCCAAGCAGCAGATGGATGCTGCTGATGAGATCAGGAAGTACAGCAACCAAACTGCACTGGCCATCTTGCAAGGCAAAATCGAGGCTGCAGGGTTGAACCTGCAAACCAAGCTGGCATCGGATGCAATCGGCATTGCAACGCAGCGTGCCACCGTGATGGCAAACGAGTATGCACGGGCTGCATACGAAGCGATCCGTATGCGCAATGCTGCGGCTGGTGTCCCTGGCGCCCCGCCGCCGCCTGCGTCAACCGGGTTTATCTCAGCCGGTGGGCAGACCGTCAAGCTGGCAAAGGGCGGCTATGTCACCGGACCCACTAACGCATTGATCGGCGAGGGTGGCGAGTCCGAGTATGTGGTGCCCGAGTCGAAGATGGGCGAGGCAATGCAGCGATACGCCGCTGGCGCTCGTGGCAGTGGCGTAATCCCAGGTTCTGCGAACGTAAACGTCAGCTATAGCGGCAGCATCGTCAGCATGGGCGGCAACGATTACATCAGTAAGGGTGACGTGCCAGGGCTGCTGAGCAGTGCTGTAAACCAGACGTTGAAGACCTTGCAGCGGTCACCTGACGCACGGCGTTTTGCCGGGGTGCGCTAATGGCTGAAGTAGCGCTAGCGCAGTTTGTGCGGTTTTACGACACCGCAGGCGACCGGGTGAAATGGCAGAACTTCTTTGTGGGGGAAGCGGTAAACGGGTATCAGTTCAGGGATTTCCGTGCCACGTCCATCCTTGTGAACCGCTCTGCTAGCGAAGGTGGGATCACGATTGAGTTCCCAGCATTGCAGGAGGTGCTGTCGCTGATGGATCAGGCAATCACCTACGGGTGGCTGGTGGATACGAAGGTTTACCAGCTGGCGATGGGTGGTAGCGGGTGGACGCTGAGCGGCGCAACGGTAGTGGCGCAGTTCTTTGGGGAGGTGATCGGTGTGCAGACTGATCTGACCACATTGTCGGTAGAGCTAGGCGTGGGGCTAGACGCGATTACAGGGCAGATCCCTGGGCGGAAGATGACCTCTAGCCTTGTGGGACGGTTGCCGACGCTATGAGCCCAATCAAGGTCTATCCGCAGGATGCAAGCAGCGCTATCAGTGGCGTGTTGCGGCAGGACGAAAAGTCTGATGCGACACAGCAGAGCGATTTAGCTAGCAAGCAGTTGTTAGGGACGATTGGGGAGACAATCCCCTTGGCGTTTGCGCTGCGGCGTAATGACGTAGGCGGGGTCTGGGTAAGTCCGCACCTGATCCAGCTAGGCATCAAGCAAACAGACATGAGTCTGTTGTATGTGCTGAGCCAGGGGCGGGTAAGCCAGCCCTCAATCAATAACGTGTTTTACGGGTACACGGGTTTTAACACCGTCAGGGATGGGCAGATCTGCGCTGGATATCAGGCACTGCCACCATGCGTCAGCTTGGATTACAACCCTGGCGGGTCCACGTCGTGGGATACGACGATTTCATATGAAGGGCCAAGGTTGCCTAGTGCTGGCAACGTGGCAGAGTTTACGACGCGATCATCAAAATGCGCGAGGTTAGCTTTCACGATTGGCGGCACTTGCATTGTGTCCCCACCTAGCGGGCCATACGTTGCCGAGAATCAATATCTAAAGCGCGATCTGCAAGAGACGGGATGGCGCGTTCTGTCGTCGTACGACTGGAAGTGGCGCAAGACAATTTGGGACTGGCAGATTTTTCAGATCCCCGTAGAGCTGATCCTTAACGGTACGCAGTGCATTGGCAGGACCAATACGATCTATAACCGTGGCATTGCGCTGACGTTTTATTCTGAGGCACGGTTTAATGTCAACGTAATCAATACGCAGACTGGCGCGGTTGTTTACTCCAACAGCATTTGGATTCCCAATGGCGGCACGACGCTGACAATTGACGGCTTGCCCCCAGCGCAGTATCGGGTGGTCTTCAGTGATAAATACACAGAACGCGGGTATCTTCCACCAACACTGACGCCAAAGCAAACCATTACAGGCGCTAGCAACCCTTCTCAGCCGTGGTTCCATTATGCAGAAAACGTTCAACACGCTTGGCTACATCAAAACGAAATCCTGAAGCTGAATGGCCAATTCAGGCGTGATGCTGCAGGCAGCGTAAATGAATCGTTCAATATCGCAGGTGTGATTGAGACGGTACGCACGACGATCAATTTCCCGTCAGTGCCAGGCGGTAACAACCAGCAGCAGGGTGGATACGCGGACCTGACGCTGCTTGGCGCGAGGGGGCACTATGACTCGCTGCGCCCTGCTGATGGGCCGCAGCAGTTTACGCAAATCCATGCCTTCCTGACCGAGGGGGTGCAGGTGCCAAGACTGCTGCAGGGGCGGTCATCAGGACCTAGTGACCTGTATCCAGATCTGGTGCATTACCTGATGAGCATGGCAGGGATGCTGAAAAGCGATCAGATTGACCTGGATGGGTTGACGCTATCAGCGCTGTTCAATGAACGGTACAGGCTGCTGTTTAACGGGGTGCTAGCCGTTACCGTCAATTTTCGTGAGTGGTTGTCTAGGACTGCACCGTATTTCCTGCTGACGCCACGGCAGATTAATGGCAAGTTCGGGCTGATGCCTGCCATCCCGGTTCATGGTGATGGCACCATTGATGAAGGGCGGGTCGCGCCTGTTGCCACCTTTGATGCGTCAGACATTGTGGCAGGCAGCTACCAGAAAAACTGGGTGCCAGCAGCAGACCGCAAGCCGTTTGTTGCCTTGATGGTTTTTCGTGAGCAGCCATCAGGATCTGTTGGGCAGTCACGCACGGTAGAAGTGCGGTACTCAGGGATGGCAGTTAACGGGCCATATGAGCAACATGACATGACCGAGTTTTGTTGCACGCCAGAACATGCGGTCTATGCGGCGCGGTACATCCTGGCTAAGCGGCGGTATGTCAGCCACGAGATCACGTTTACGGCGCTGCGTAAAGCGTCGCTGTTGATGCCTGGGCAGATTATCTCGGTGGCAGTTACTGCGCAGGCTTCTAACGGCACTAGCGCCACTGTCAGCGGGCTTTACCAGATAGAGCAGCTCAACGAGTCACAGGAGGGCACGGTAGAAGTCCATGCCATCGAGTTTCCCGTTAATGGGAATGGCGTTAGCCGTGTTGCCTACGATGTAGCCAGGGGTGATGTGGTGATTTTGCAATGAGTACCTTCCCGGCATTGAGGCCCACGGCACGGTCGTGGATTGCAGGGCAACTGCCGATGCAGGCATTTGTTGGCATGGCAGGCAATGAAATGCGCGTGGTGACGGGCAACCGGATGGTGGGGCAGCAACTGTCGCTGACCTTTGAAAACCTGCTAGACGCTGATGCCAATCTGATTGTTACCCATTACAACGGGCAGCTAGGCGGGTTCATGGCGTTTGAAGTGCCAGTCGAGGTCCTGGTTGGGTGGGGGTCTGGAGGCGTCAATAGCAAGCCAGCGGGCAATCGTTGGCGGTATGCGGGGGCGCCTAACATGGCTTTTGTTGCCCCTGGCATCGTAACTGTGACTGTTGACCTGCTAGCGGTGAGCGACTAATGGCGAAGCAGTTTACGGGCATTGATGGCAGCCTTTACCTGGATGGCGCCAAGGTGGCGAAGATCCGTGACTGGAGTCTGAGCGCATCAGCGGACACGCTGGAGACGACCACGCTGGGCGATTTTGCCAAGACCTACATCTATGGCGTGCAGAGCTTTAGCGGTAGCTGCACCGCGCTGTACTACGAGGATGATGCTGGCAAGATCACCGCTAGCGGGCTGCTGGGCGATGTCCTGCGGACCACTGCAACACCAACCCAGTCGGCGCATACCCTGGAGCTGCGGCTAGACGGTGGGGCGTCTACTAGGCGGGTGAGTTTTAGCGTCCTGCTGAATCAGGTAGAAATCTCGGCATCTGCCGGCGGGATCATTGAAGCCAGCATCAGCTTTGTGGTGACTGGTGCG